TTAGATATCTAACCTATACCATTATTTGTATAATAAATAAACTTAATTATATTTATTTTTTATTTGATTTCCATTTTTTAAATTCCCTGTCAATATATCTTAATGCATTATTAGCACTTGATACACTATTACTTTTTTGAATTTTTTCTTTAAACTCATCTATAAGATCTCTAGTTTCATCAAGTTTACTAAATTCTCTAAATCCCGGTTCATCGTCGCGTCTTATAGCTAATCCTTGATTAAATATTGTAGAATATTTAATTCTTAGATTATTTTCAAAATCTTTATTAACTCTATCCATATCTTCATCATATTTATCCTGCATATACATTATTGATTTTTTAGATACGTCTAGTGCGTAATTTTGATCTTTAATAGTTTCTTTAAGTTTTCTATTGTTTACCCTACTATCTCTAGCAATTTTAGCAACTTTATTATATCTATTATGCACATTTTGTAATCTATCGTTGGCTTTATCTATTTTATTATTCAGACTTTTTATTTCTTCATCTCCTATTTGTATTATCACCTCTTTGTTATGATTGTCAAGTTTACATTCATCTAGTAGTTTCTGAGTATTTACTAGTGCAGCTTTTGCATTAGTTGATGCTTCTACAGCAGCTTCATACTCACCTTTTTCAACAAATTCCTTTTTACCCATAATAACAGCTATTCCATCTTTAATTCTCTGAGTTATAGAACCAAATTTTTTACACCATTTATCATATTGACCAGATCTAACCATTATATATCCACCAGTTGCAAGAATTGCTCCAGTTACTATAGGGTGATTCTTCATCAATCCTAATAACTGCTTTATGGCACCAACAACGCCATTTTTAATAGCAGCTACTAATTTCGCAAACGAACTTAACCAACCATCAACTTCTTTTACTTTCTTATCCATATCTTTTGGAGCTTTAACATATATTTCTTTTCCAGTAATCTTATTAATTATCTCTTTTATTTTATTCATTATTTTGACACATAAATCAGAGATAAACTTTCCAATTTTCTGTAATAATCCCATTTTAGCTTCTTCTGTATAATATGATTCTCCATAGCAATATTCTTGTATTACTAATTCATCATATCTATTAATTAAAGATTCAAATATATAATCCATAAATAATCCTTTCAATTGTTTAATTATTATATCGTTTTTTTTTGATGTTATAAAGATATATAATAAAAATGTATCTAACTTTATTTTAATACTTAGAAAGGATTAATATCAATGAGTTCTAAAAGAAGAATTTATTGCAAATTCTGTGATTATTTTTGTTATGATCCTGATGATTATGCTTCTCATTTAGAGAAGAAGCATTTTGAATCAATTCCGAAAAATATGACTCCAGATCAATTTGCTTATTATTTAAGGACTGGTAAAGATCATGGTAATTGTATTATATGTAAGAATAATACATCATGGAATAAAATAACTCATAAATATAATAGATTTTGTGATAATCCTAAATGTAAAGAAAGATACAGAGAAATCTTTAAAAAGAGAATGATTGGTAAGTATGGTAAAACTACATTGCTTGATGATCCAGAACAACAAAAGAAAATGCTTGCTAATAGAAAAATTAGTGGTAAATATTTATGGAGAGATCATGTACATGAATTTACTTATACAGGAAGTTATGAAAAATCATTCTTAGAATTTTTAGATAGAGTAATGAATTTTGATGCAGATGATTTAATGGCTCCATCTCCTCATACATACTGGTATACATATAATGGAAATAAGCATTTTTATATTCCTGATTTTTATATTCCTTCTCTTAATTTGGAGATAGAGATAAAAGATGGTGGAGATAATCCAAATATGCATCATAAAATTCAAGATGTAGATAAAGTAAAAGAACAAGCTAAAGATGATATAATGATGAATAATGAAACTAATTATATCAAGATAGTAAATAAGAAGAATGAAGATTTCTTAAAATATCTATCAATGGCTAAAGATAATAAAATAAATAATAAAGGTACTTATATTCATCTAGTTGAAAATACAGATACCTTGACAATAGATGATTTAAATAAAATATATACTGAAGGTGATACATATGAATGATAATAAATTTGAAGTATTTATGGAAAATGAATATAATAAATTAATTACTGATTATAAATCAGCATCATTACTTCAATCTTCTCTTAAAAATGATTATGTATATGCGTGTTACATAGAAAATACTAATGATATGCATTATTATATGGAAGAAGAAGAGAAAGTAGAAAAGAAGAAAGTTAGTATAATAAAGAAAATATTAGAGTGGTTTAAAAAATTCTTTAAAGCAATTAAAGATAAAATATTAAAATTAATAGGAATGAAACCTAAAAAGTATGAAGTTTGGGAGAAAGTTCCCGAAATAAATAAGGGTCTTAAAGAATTGGTTAATACATTAAAAACCAAATTTAAAAATATTAAAAATAGTTACGGGTTTAAATTTGTTGTAGATTATGTAAAAACTCTTGCTATTATGGCATTGGTTATAAATATTCCCAGAATGACAAAGGGCATAGTTAAGACTGTAAGTGAAGTTCAGGGTAAAGGATTATTAGATGGAATTAAATCATCTATGGAACAACTAGAGGCATATATTCACGAGATGGATCTTGATGAATATAAAGGTTATAAAGATAATAAAGAAAATGAGCCATTTACATTATTGAATTTATTAAAATCAATAGTAAATGGTATATTACTATTATTATCAACTGCATTTAGACCAATTGGTGATATTGTTGATGCGGTGGTAGATAATTCTATATACAAAGAGCCTACATATGTATACATATATAAATATAAGGATGATGAAAAGAATGATTGGTAAGTATAAAATTAATCTAAAAGATAAAAATGTATTTAATGATATAGAAGAAGAATATGATATAAGAATACCTAATGGATTTAAAAGATTTATTATAGATAACAATGCAGCTACTCCAGAAAAACATCGTATAATGATTGGTAATCAAGAAAGAGTATTTGGTTCAGTATTATCATTTAATAAAGATGATGATGATAATGTATTTAGATATTTAAAAAGATTTATTCCTAATAATTTATTACCATTTGGATTAGATCCATTTGGTAATGTATTTTGTATTGATTTAAAATCTGGTGATGTACAATTCTGGAATCATGAAATTGATAAAACTTATTCAGCCCATTGCAATTTATCTAATTTTGTAAGCAGTTTATATTAAAGAAAGAAGATTTATATGGATTATAATTTTTTTAAGTTAAACGACTATGATATTAATTTCATTATGAATAATACTAATTCTTTATCATTACCTACTAAGACTAGGCTTATAATGATTAAAGATAAACTAAATTTATCTGATGAGTATAAACCTCTTAAAGAGAAATCAGATATTATAATATCAAAAGCTATTACGTATAATACTAAATTAATGGATATTATTAATAAACCATCAGAAACTTTAGAGGATATAGTAGATATTATTAATAGTTTTAAATTGATATACAAACCTATTCCTAAATTGATGTATAAATTTACTCCAGACGAGTATTATACTAATTTATTTAAGTTATTTTATTCTCATATACTAAGAGATAAAATTCATGTTTATAGTATATTACAGAAATTGAGAGATGGTGAATCTATTAATACTATGGTATTTAGTATGCTAGTTGATATATATGATTTATTCTTAAACCCAACTCCGATAACAGTATCTGCTATCTCTACTGGGTTATTTTATAAATCATTGAATACTGATAATATAGAGATATTGCAGTTCTTAGTATATTCAGCATCTGTAATGTTTGGATATGACGAAAGAGTTATGATGAATATTATTGAGAAATATAATGAATCTGGATTATTACAATTTGATATTGGTGACGATGATATTAAATATACTTCAAAGGCAATGGATATAGAACCAGATTCTATTACCGATAATAAAGAAATTTATAACTCAATAGATGATGTTAATATTATTGGTGATGACATATTTGATGATAGACCTCAATTCATTTATGATTTAAGAAATGAATTAGTTAAATTAAATATTGATAGTATTAAGAATTATATAGGATATCAGGATAATATTTCTTATAAGATAGATGAGCAGTCATTAGCTCAGCTTATTAAGAATGATGAGTATAAGATTGCTAAAGTAAATATTAAAGATATGGGAATATTTACTATAGTAAAATATAATAATGATTTATATCTATTATTTGAATTACCTGATAATACTATTCAAGGTATTAGTTTCCCTGTTGGTGAAGGTGGTAGAAGAAAAATTATTGTGTTAGAAAAAGATGATAATGTATTTTATTCATTAAAAGAACCTGATATAGATTAATAAAAAATAAATATCATATGTACTTATAATTAGTGCATATGATATTTATAGCTTTACTTTAAAAGTTATATATCATTTTTAAGTACAAGTAAGAATAAATATTATTTGTACACAAGAAACTATATAATCAACATACTAAACAGAAATAGGAGGGATTTATTTATGTTGGAAGTAGGAATTATTGGTATTGGTAACACAGGTAATCAGGTAGCATCATTAGCTAAAGAGAAGTTAGGTATTCCTGTATTAGCTATTAACTCTTCAGAGAAGGATTTGGAGACTGTACCTAATAACATACCAAAGAAGTTGATAACCGATAAAGATGGGTTATCATCAGGTGCTGGTAAAGATAGACAGCTTGCAAAAACTTATCTTAAGGATTCAATAACTAATTTATTGAAAGATCAGGAGATAATTGAACTAATATCTCCATTGGATGTTGTATTTATTGTAAGTTCCACAGGTGGTGGTACTGGTAGTGGAACAGCTCCATTATTAGCCAATATTATTGAGGCTAGATTTGTAGATACTAAAGTAATAATGGTTGGAGTATTGCCAGTTAATAGTGAAGCATTGTCTGCTCACGTTAATACTTTAGAGTATCTGAATGAGCTGTATAAGGTGATGGAGAATCAAACCTATATGCTTTATGATAATGATAAGTGTGCTGGTTTACCATCATATAAGTTATTGGATAAAGTAAATAATGAGATAGTTGAGGATATTAATGTACTTAGATGTAACTATAACTATACTACTAAATTGGATAGTATAGATGATAGAGATGCTAAGAGGTTGATATCATTTGCTGGAAGAATAGTTGTATCAAGAGTAGAAGACTTCAAGGAGAAGGATACTGATAATATGACTATTGAGGATATGTTAATTGATAATATCAAGAAAAATTGCCATGTAGAAGCTCAAAGAGATAAGAAAGTTATGGCTTCTGGTATTATTACTAATCTATCTCAAACTCTTACAGAGGAATTCGATAATAATATTCCTAAGGTAAGAGATTTCATGGGTGATCCTATTCATGCATTTAATCATATTTATGTAAATGATGATAGAAAGATGCCGAATAATGTATACCTTATCTTATCAGGTTTAAGTCCTATTAATGATAGGATAAATATTATATCAGATAGAATCGAGGAGATTGAAGAAAGACAGAAAACTTTAGAGTCGGATGATGCGTTATCATCAGTTAGCCTTGATACACTCTCATCAAAAATATCAGATAAAGAAAAGAGTAATGAATCAACTACAGTAGATTTGAAAGATATATTTGGTAAGTTTATGTAAAGATTATAAAGATAAGCTGATAATAATTTATCAGCTTATCTACATCTTTGTAAATGATGCGAGTATAAAAAATCTAAGTTGTTGATTTATTATACAAAACAAAAATTATTTTTATTTAGGAGGTTCCAGATGGGAAACGAAGCAAAGACAAAAAACATCAAAATCAATGACGATGTAAAAGAATTTGCAAAAATGACTTATAAGAAGTATAAGAAAGAAAATGCAAATTTCTATGACAGTAAGAAAGAAGTAAAACAGAGTTATTATATGTCTCTAATAGATTTACTTCCAGATGTAATAGAATTTGTTGTTAAGTATGGTCACATACAACAGCAGAATGTACAGGAAGTAAAGACTTTGATTTATCAGAAGCTTACTGATTATGATTTCATTAAAGCTCTAAAGAAAGAGGTAAAGAATAATAAGATTAAGAATATTAAACTTCTTCCTATTATTATAAATGAAATTCTTTGTGAAGCTAAGAAGTTAAATGATCAGAGATTAGCAGAAAATAAGAATGCTGAAGTATATAATATGGAAGATATTCAAGAATTACTTCAATTGATTCTTAAGAAGAGATTGAAGAAGTTTGCCAAAGCAGGAATTGATGCTGCTACATCATTAGATGTATTATCCATTATCCCTTGCGATGAAGCATTAAGAATTTCTCAGTTCTTCAGAATTAAATCATTCTTCGATTGCTTGTATGAGCACACAAAGGGTGTAGCAATTCCTTTTGATACTATCATGGAATTGATTGCAGATGAAGAATATTACCCAATGTTCATTACGTTTGCATTACTAGAGAGAAAAGAGAGATTTAGTAAGTTTACTGAAGCTCAGAAGACTCTTTATGTTGATATTTCATCTTGGTGTTTTAAAGTTATGGAAGGATTAAAGTCTGATGAGATCAAGTCTATCATCAACGTATATGTTAATGGTAGAAAGAGGGATGATGCTCAGGGTAAAGATGGAAATAGAAGATATAATCTATCTACATTAGTTCCAGACGACTACCCTAAAATAACGAAGGTAATCAACGCCATGCTTAGCCATGACGAAACGATTAAGAAGTATTTATAAGGGGTGATTTATGTTATACGATATCGTAATCGGTAAGCCGGTTGAACCACATGTATGGTCCGTGTATACCGATAAATATAATTCTGATTTCATCTCTTGTAGAGCATTGAGACAGAAAATAAAGTTAGGAGGTGGAGTAGATAAAATCTGCTCCCCTGTTAAAGAAATAAAAAATACATATGGAGATATTGATGTATCTATACAAGGTTATGACCTATGTGAAGATATAAAATTCTCTAATAGTAATAAAAATATGAAATTAACAGCTATAAAGCTAAATGAGCGAGAAGGAGATAATAAGGTAAATTATAATATCGCTTATATTAGTTTTAATCCTGATGATTATGAACTAATTTCTTATAGTCTTCCTAATCAGACAGCTGTTAATATTTGTCAAACTTTTAGGTCTTTTAATAGATATCAGGGATGTGCTATACAGTATACATCACTTTACAGTGCATTGATTAAGATGACTTTAAGAGGAATTCATAATGATACTTACCATAATATTATGATAGGTATTGATGAAAATAATCAACCTAAAGTAGTATTTAGAGACTTCACTAATGAAGAGTTACGTGAAGAAATCAATATATACAACTCATTACGAGTTGGTGATAAAGTCAAAACCAAGCATTTCGGTATTACTTTCAATAAGAGATATATTCCTACATTGGTAATATTTATTAATGTTGGAAATGATGATGAAAGAGCTGGTACGATATTAGATAATAGTACATATGATATTGATAACTCTGTTGTAGTATTATTATCAGATGAAAATGCTCTATATCATATTGATAGAGAATTGAATAATGTTATCTTAGAAGAGATAACTAAGAAGAATATAAAAGCGATTACAGTATGTGATTTAAAGGTACCAGCAGACTTCTGCAAGAAGTATGGTATAGAATATATATTCGTGTATCATCCTGAGACATATAAGATTAAATGTATCAAGGGTAAATAAAACCATATATAGAAATTAACTATATATTATTTTAGGGTAACTAAATAACAAAGTTTCATTTAATAAGGAGAAGAAATAAAATGAGCGAGAAGAGCAAATTAGTAACAAAGATAACTGCAATGCTTAATAAGAAAGGCAAGATTAAAGGTAAGGATAAGAAAGAAACAAAGACAGCTAAAGCAAGCTGTCCACACTGGAAGTTGAATAAGAAAGGTAAGCAGGTTCCAAATATTGATGTAATCGGTGACTATGCTATTTGTAGAGGATGTGGTGCAAAGATTCCACTCCAGTTCTATGATAACGACCACGTTAAAGAGATTATCGGTAATATGACCGAGTTGAATAATCAGGCGAAGTTCCTGTCTATTGCTACAAATAGTGGTGAAGAAATGCTTGGTATGTTCTCTAAGACAGGAGTACTATTAGCTCTATATAAGAAGCAGTATAAAAAGATTAGAAAGATTGCTGAGAAGCAGTCTAATATAACTGGTAAGAAAGGTAAGAAGAATAAGAACAAAAATGGTGGTGGAACATCATCTGATGCCTTTGGCAGCTGGGGTTCCATGTAAATAAGTTTATTGTCTTTCTATCATTTTGGGTATACGAGAAATCGTATACCCTATATTTTTTTGTTTAATAATATTATAATAACCACGAATACCCGTTCGTATATATTAGTATTTTTATTTTAACAGAAGAATAAGTACAAATAAGAAAGGAATATATTATGTA